CTTTACCAATAGATTAAACTATGGTACAAGGATAATATTATGGCTATAGTCGTAAATGATACAACACCAAGAAATCAATACACTGCTTCAGGTGGTCAAACGCAGTTTGCATACTCTTTTGAAATCTTTGAAGTAACAGATATAAAAGTATTTAAAGGTGCTACACTTCTTACATATGCATCTAGTCCAAGTGATGCTACAGAATACTCCGTACAAGGTGCTGGTACATCTGGTGGTGGTACAATTACTCTCGGTGGTGGTGCTACAGTAAGTGATGTATATACATTAGTAAGAGATGTACCTGTTAAAAGAACAACAGATTTTCCTACATCTGGTCCATTTGTTATAGATAGTTTAAATACAGACCTTGATAAAATGGTTGCTATGATGGGTGAAAGAGAAGATGAGATAGCAAGATCAATAAGATTAACAGATGATGACTCTACAGCAACATTAACATTACCTGTATCAGCAACTAGAGCAAATAAAGTTTTAACTTTTGATGGAAGTGGTAATGTAGCAACTACAATAACTGCTACTGATGTAACTACTGTTGCTGGTATATCTGCAAATATAACTACAGTAAGTGGTATTGCAAGTAATGTTACAACTGTAGCTGGTATTAGTAGTAATATAACAACTGTTGCTGGTAAAGCATCAGAGATTACTTCCGTTGCCGCTAAAGCTAGTTTAATAACTTCTGATTTTGTAAGCGACTTAAATACATTAGCAGTTACAGATGTTATAAATGATATAAATACATTAGCAACATCTGATATTGTAAGTGATCTAAACACATTAGCTACAAGTGATGTGGTAAGTGATTTGAATACATTAGCTACATCTGATGTAGTAGCTGATTTAAATAAATTAGCAACAACTGATATTGTAAATGATTTAAATACTTTAGCTACTACAGATATAGTAAGTGATCTTAACACATTAGCAACTTCAGATATAGTAAGTGATTTAAATACACTAGCAACCAGTGATATAGTAACTGATTTAAGTTTACTTGCTACTTCAGCAAATGTAACAAATATGGCTACATTAGGAGCATCTGGTGTAGTAGCAAATATAGCAACAGTTGCTGGTAATAACAGTAACATAACTACTGTTGCTGGAATTTCAAGTAACATTACAACAGTAGCTGGTAATACTACAAATATAAATACAGTAGCTGGTGCAAATTCAAACATTACATCAGTAGCTGGGTCTATAGCAAATGTAAATACTGTTGCAAGTAATATGAGTACAGTAAACGATTTTTCTGCTAGATATAGAGTGGCAAGTTCTGATCCATCATCATCATTAGATGAAGGTGATTTAGCTTATAATACTACATCTAATGTTTTAAAGTATTATAATGGGTCAGCATGGGTAACTATAGTTGCTGGTTCTTTAACAGATGTAGTTCAGGATGGAACTCCCCAGCTTGGAGGTTCGCTTGATGTAAACGGAAATTCTATTGTATCTACAAGTAATGGTAACATAGCTATTACTCCAGATGGTTCAGGAAAAGTAGTATTAGATGGATTAAGTTATCCAACATCTGATGGTACAGCAAATCAAGCTATTACTACAGATGGCTCTGGTACTCTTACATTTGAAACAATACAAGCAAGTGAGTTGACAACTGCTGGAAATGTGTTTAGTAATTATAATAGTATTAGTAGTAATTGTAGTACTACTACAGCAAGTACAAAAAATGCTATTTTGTATGGTGCAATTACAGTTAGTGGTTCTGCAACATGGACTATCGGTGGCAATGGAACTTTACAAATTTTATAGGAGGTAAAAAATGGCAAGTACAATAGCAGTAGATAAGATACAAGGATCAAGTGGTACAACAGTTACTATACCAACTGGTCATTCACTAGCAGTTACAGATGGTATAGGAATATCAAGTTTACCAACTATAACTGTAGCTAAAGGTGGAACAAATGCAACTTCAGCAAGTGCCGCAAGAACAAATTTAGGTTTAGTAATTGGTACAGATGTCCAAGCATTTGATGCAGACATAGTAGCTAAAGATACAAACAATACATTTACTAAAGCACAAAGAGGTAGTACACAAACTGCTGGATCACAGACAGGTAGTGTTACACTTGATTTCGATACTTATCAAAACTTTGTTCTTACAGCAACAGGTAATGTAACACTAGCTAATCCTAGTACAGAATCAGTAGGACAATCTGGTATAATAGTTTTTATACAGGATGGTTCAGGTAGTAGAACATTATCACTAGGTACAGATTATGAAACTGCTGGTGGTGCTGGTTTAACAATATCAACAGCGGCAAATGCTGTAGATGTTATACCATATTTTGTTAAAGCATCTGGATCAATTCAACTGGGAGCACCTCAACTTGCATTTGCATAGGTACATATATGTTTAATTCTGAGTTATTTCAAAATCCAGGCTCAAGTGGAGTACCCTCTTTTTATGATTACCAAATATCTCAGAGTTTGCGAATTGGAAATGAATCAGATTATTTAAGTTTGGCTAGTGGTAGCACAAGTGGTAACAGAAACTATTGGACATTTTCTTGTTGGGTTCAAAGAACTAGACCAAATAGAGAAGAAGCTGAAGATGGAAGAAATATGATAATAGCCGCTGGTAGTGGTAGTGGCAATACAGACTCTACTATGCGTTTTCAAATTGATGATAAAGATTATCCTGGAACAGACAACGGAGATAGAATACGACTTAATTCAGCACAAACAAATATGGGTTCTACTAATGATAATAACTATAGGTTTATAGATAATACAGGATGGTTTAACATAGTGATGTCTAATAATAATGGTAGTATTATTGTATATAGAAATGGACATACGCATACTACTTTTAGTTTAGATGGTGGTGCTGACAGTGCTATGAACTCTGGTGATATGTATATAGGAAGAAGTATTAGTAATGATAGCACTTTATCAGGTTATATAGCAGAAGTTATAATGATAAGTCATAGTTCAAGTGCGGCAGTATTAACAGCAACATCTTTTGGAGAGTTTAAGAAAAACATCTGGGTTCCGAAAGATTTAAGTTCTTTGTCTTACAAAGATTTTTATTTAAAATTTGATAATGCAAGTAGTTTAGGTACAGATTCAAGTGGTAACTCTCGGACTTGGACTGTTAATGGTTGTGGAGTTGACCATAAATCTTTAAATACACCAACAAGTGATGGATAAAATATGAGTAAAAATTCTACATTCTGTACTGGCAATGATATGTTTAGGAGTAGTTATTCTTCTGACCAAGGTTATCCTAAATACGAATATGGTAATAGACAAGCAAGATATTATAACAATCACGATGCTAGTGGTTTGTGTAATATGGCTTTTACATCTGGTAAATGGTATTGGGAATATATAGTTAAAGCTGGTGGTAATTCTAATGGTATGATTATATCTATGGGTATAGCAGATGGAAATATATATGTTAAAAATAATACAGGTGGTGGTGATGGAACACTAACTGGAGAAATAGGTTTAGATAGTAGAGATGGAGAAGTAAGAAAAGATAATAGTGTAACAAAAACCTATAGTGAATTAAGTGGTAAAATTCAAAATGGTAACATAGTAGGTGTTGCTGTTGATGCTGATAATGGTGCAATATATTATTCTTTAAATGGTACGTTTATGGGTTCTGGCGACCCAACATCTGGTGCTAGTAAAACAAATGCTGGTGCTACGTGGACACCTAGTGGACAAACTTGGTATCCTACAGTTTCTGTATTAGGTGGTACACAACCAATACTAATAATGAATTTTGGACAAGACAGTACTTTTATGGGCGAAACTACTGCTGGTTCATCAGATGATGGAACATTCGGTTCCTTCAAATATTCTGTTCCTGCCGACTATAAAGCAGTATGCACAGGCAATATGCCTACTTCTACAGACATTGACCCAGCAGCTACTGATGACGATATACCAGGAAAACAACTAACTTGTTTTGCTTATACAGGTAATGGCGGATCACAAAGTATAACAGGTTTTAATTTTAAACCAGACTTTTTGTTTTTTAAATCATTTGATCAAGTACACGACTGGAATGTTTTTGATTCAACAAGAGGAGTGCAAAAATATTTAGTTCCAAATGATACAGATAATGAAACTACTGATAGCAATTCAGTTACTTCTTTTGATACTGATGGTTTTACAACTGGTAGTTCTAGTAGAATAAATACTAACAGTGCTTTATATCAAGTTTTTGCGTGTAAAGCAAACGGAGGTACTACATCAAGCAATGGTACAGGAGATATTACTAGCACAGTACAAGCTAATACTAAAGCTGGATTTAGTATTGTGAAGTGGACTTCAAATAATTCATCTAATCAAACAATAGGTCATGGTCTAACTAAAGCTCCAAAGCTAATTATATCAAAACCATATACAACAGGAAACTGGTCTTGGCACGTATTCATTCATTACTTAGGTAGTGTAGGTAACTGGACTTTAAACGAATCTTCTGGTGGTTTTACATCTAGTACAAATACTTATGGTGCTATGCCTACTTCTGATGTTTTTACTGTGGGTGCACCTGGAAATTTAATGCCTAATAATAGCACTACAGATGTTGTAAGTTATTGCTGGCATGATGTAGATGGTCTGCAAAAATTTTCTACCTATACTGGCACAGGTCAAAGCATAGATGGTCCTTACGTACATACCGGATTTTTACCCAGAGTCTTAATATACAAAAGACCAGGTAGTGGTAGTTGGGTTTATATTGCATGGCAAGATGGAACTATTAGTAATACTAGCTATCAAAATGGAAGATACAATCCAATATTTCAACAATTAAAAATAGATAGCAATGGTTCAAGAGTACAAAATCAAGATGTTGTTTTTATGGCAAATGGATTTAAAATTATAAATAATGATTCGGATAGTAATTTAGCTGGAGTAACCTATCCTTATTTGTGTTGGGGTAATACTGCTCCATTTAAACTTAATAACCCTATGTAGGAGGAAACAATGTGGGCTTTAATAAAAGATGATAAGGTAGAACAGATTATATCTTATCCAACAAATATAGAAATAGATAATATAAAACACTCATCTAAAATATTTAATGCTTGGACTTGGGATGAGTTAAATGCAATAGGTATATATCAAGTAATACCAGCAAGTAGAGGAGATGATAGATTTGAACTTACTACAAATCAAACATTTACTTTTGATGCTAGTAAAAAACAAGTTACAATGTCTTATACTATAGCAGATAAAAACCTTGCAGATATAAAAGCATTAGCTATAGCACAAGCAAATAGAGAAGCAGATATGTTAATAAAAAGATTTAACTGGCTAGTAGAACGTAGTATATATGACAGTAGTAAAGCTATTCCTGATGCTGTAAAAACTTATGTAACAGCAATTAGAAGTAATGCCGCTACTATTGAAACAGCGATTACAAATGCTGGTGATATGGATGCTTTTAAAGCATTGTATGTTGAAGAAAGAAACTCAGATGGGTCAATTAAAACACAAGCTAAAATATATGACTGGACAGATGATACAAATGTTAAAACGTATATTAGATAAAATTAAATTTTTATTTAAAAGAAAAGCCAAGAGAGGTAGACCACCAAAGAAAAGACCTTTTTAATGGTAGAACCAGTAACAGCAGTATTAACTGGAATTGCTCTAGTTAAACAAGCAACTTCATTTATAAAAGAAAATATAAATACAGTACAAGATATATCTGGTGTTGCTAAACAAATAGATCAAATGTTTACTGGTCAACAAGAAATTAATAAAGAACGTAATAGAGTAGCCAACAGTACAGCAAATGAGTTAGGTTTATCTAGTGTTACTCAAAGTATAATTGATGCCAAATTAGCAAATGAGCAAATGCAAGAGATTAAGAATATGATTAACCTTCGCTTCGGACCAAACACTTGGGATGAAATATTAATGGAACGTAAACGTAGGATAGAAGAACTTAAACAACGCAAATTACTAGCAAAGAAACAGAAGATGATTAAACAAAGAGAGATGATGGATGTAGCAAGACAAGCAACTATCGGTATAGGTATTGTATTTACTATCGTTGTATTATGTATTATTACTTACGTTGCCTTTGCAGAAGAAATAGATACAGCAGAGTGTATGGTTTTTAAACCAAAGTATTACATGATCTGTATGAACGAAGGACATGAGTATGCTTTGATAGAACAACAGTTAGATATACTTGAATATAAAAACACACACATAATTGTAAAGGAGAATCCAAATGGCATTGACAGCACTAATCGGACCTGCGACTAAACTAATTGGTAAGTTTGTAAGGGACAAAGATAAACAGGCACAACTTGCACACGACTTATCTACTATGGCAGAGAAGCACGCACAACAATTATCACTACAACAAATAGAAGTTAACAAAGCTGAAGCAAAAGGTAACTGGTTTCAATCATCATGGCGACCATTAGTCGGTTGGATATGTGCAATGTCATTAGGAATTAACTTTATGATTTCACCAATATGTGCTGGGTTTGGTATTACAATACCTCAAGCTGACATGAGTGTAATGATGCCATTGCTTTTAGGTATGCTCGGACTAGGTGGCTTACGTTCTTTTGACAAGTTAAAGAAAACTGATACTAAACTTTTAAAAAAGTAGGTACAATCATAAGCAAAGATATTTTACTGGCACTCAGTGGTCATTTAAACGACTCGAAAAATCCCAGTTTTCTGGGTTAATCGTAGAACTTACCACCAGCTTCTTTCATTAGCAAAACTATTCTTTGTGCCCTACTTTTAGTTTGTTCAAACCATTTTGAATCTTCAGCTTCGATGCTTGCCTTATCATAATTACCTTCTTCGAGAGCAGCAATCATATTTTTAAACTTACTTAGTCTAGTTATACCTAAATTAAATGCCATGTTGTATACAGCTTTTTGTATTGGATGTGGTGCAGTCTTCATGAACGGATAGTTTATATCTACTTCTGCTATTACTTCTTCTATTCTAGCTTTTAACAATAGCCTTGCTTCTCTTTCAGACAGTCCATGATCTTGTACCTCAATACCATAACCTATAGTTTTTAATCCAGCTGGACAATCATATACTATGTGTCTTCCTCTTTCCGTTTTTACTGAACCTTCATCTCTTACCAAATCATTTACTAAATCATCTATCATGTTACCTCACAAATTTAAATTTTTTTACATTAATTTTTCTTACTTTCTTTTTACTAACCTTAACCTTAGAATTTTCAAACCCCCCTTTTTTTTGTGGAGGGGGGTCCGATAATTCTAATTGCATTCCTTTCACTACTACTTTATCATAACAATTTTTACAGTAGAATGTTCCTCCTTTCCATCTTACTGCTTGCTCCGAACAATATTTACATTGTTTCTTTAGACAAGCTTTTTTCCATGCATCATCAAATTGACCCACCTTACCTCCTACAAATATACTACATTACCTTTAGTATTCTGTGCAAGATTTACTTTAATCCCATAACATTTTGATAGCAGTTTAATTGTTCTAGGACTTGGTATATTTCTTTCAGCATTTACTATTGTAGATATAGATAAACCAGTTTGATTGCTCGCATCTAAATATGTATACGAACAATCTATTCTGGCTTTTCGGAGAATCTTACAAATGTTAGAAGGGAGGTGCGTCGTCATCTTTTACACCAGCACTATCTTTCTTCTCACATAATTCTATTCTGCTATCAAACCTACCACACACAATACTTGTGTAGTAAGTACCATCTTCTAGTTTAGAATACTGTAGTTCGCCTTGAACAAATACAATCATACCTTTCTTTATGTACTGCATTACGAACCCAGTCTTGTACGGATCAAAGACACTTATCTTATGATGATGTGCCTTACGATTATCTTTACTACCAGAGTTCGTAGTTACTACCAGCTTACAATATTCTTCATTCTTCATTGCTTCTGGATCAACTGCACAATGTCCTAGTATAGTTACTTGATTAACTGTCTGCATTTTTGTCCTTCCTTTCTTTAATTGTTTTTACTTGTTGAGTATATCTAGTTCTAAATTGTTCTTTACTCTTGTCATCTAATGCATCTATCTCTTTCTTGTAAGTTTTAAATACATCTTGTAACATTTCTTGATCAGAACATTCTGATATAGTAGAAGTAAATTCATTGTATAATCTACCAATAGCTTTTGTATCTGGTTCACTTGCAAGGTTGGCATCATCATCATCATCACCTACAATACCAAGCATAGCACACATACCATATCGTCTAGCATATGTAATAGAACCACCAAGTTTCTGTGGGTCATTAGCATCTTTAGATACCAATGGTATACCACCATCACATACAACCTTACCAGATATATGTATAAGATTTGTTTGTAATACTGCACCACCACTTTCAAGTTGCTTTACTATTTGTTGTATAGCAAAGTTATTTTCTTTTAGTGCTGGTTTGATTGTCTTTAAACAACTAGCTAGTCCAGCAAATTTACTTTTGAAGTGAGGGTTCTCATCTCCTTTGAATGGATTCTTTACATCATGTAAAAGATTAAAGAAGTCTTGATCAAAGTTTGTTTTACTCTTTGTTTTTTGCTCTGGCATTGTCATACTCCACTATTAAGTTGTTAATAAATCCTGAATATTTCTCACACATATTTTCACCATATGTTTTATTCCACATAAGTATTATTTCTTTTAACGTAAACTTCATCTTCATTCTCCTTTTGTTTTGACAACAAGTGTACCTTTCTTGTTGCGTGTTATAACATAGTTACTGTTAGGAAACTCACATCTTCTAGCATCCTTAGGTACAAGTAACTTCATCTTCTTCTTCGTTTCTTCGAAGCTGGATACAGCACCTTGATATTGATTCATCATACCATCAAGGCTCTTGTATAATTCATTATCAAACTCAAGATAATCTTTCATACCATCTACAAGTATTTCTTCTTCTGCTTTGACATCACTACTATTTTTGCCATAAGACTCTGGTGGTTGCTTGTCATTCTCTACGAACAACCAAAACCTTTTCATCTTTGCAATTAGTTTTTCGTAGAAGCTATCATTCCATTTTACTTGCACTACTTTAGGATCATCATTGCCAAGTATGACAGATAAGTAACACCAATCTTGATTAAACATTTTCATATAATGATGTAGTTGTGGTGCATAGTATCTAGCTTTATGTTCAACAGTTGCCCTAGCATTACTGTGTTTACATTCTAGTATTACTCCATCTACTTTAGCATCAAGGTGTGCATACATAGGTATGTTTCTATACTTACCCTTCTTTACTTCTGTTGGTCTAGTCAATATACTACCAGCAAACTTTGTCTTAGCTAACCATTCTAAATGAAATGATTCAGTATGTATGCCAAGTTGTACACGAAATATATGTGATAAATCTTCTTCCATATCACGTTTAGTTTTTACTTTCCATAGTTGTATTAGGTCTTGATTGTGCCATATTCTATTGGCATCACTACCACCTAATCCAGTTGTTCTGTCTATTACAAACATAGTCATTCTCCTTTATTGTTAATAAAATTATAATGCATTTCTGCATTGTAATCAAGCATAAAAAAAGCCAGCAGTATAGGGTTACTACTGGCTTGGAACAATCGAAGAATGAACTAGGCGAATGTTGTAAGTCTATGTAAAACAGATCTACACCATCCAAGAAAACCTTGACAGAAATTTATCTTGTTGTCAACAGGTTCTCGAATGGTTGCTGGTAATGGGAAGGTATTGTACTTATGTGTTTTCATTACAGATACGATAGCATCCTTTAAGAATATAGCTGGTATATCTTTGATTGCTTCTATGTAATACTTTAAACCTTCACGTTGTGGTAGTTCTGTTTGAAATGTATTGCCCAGCACTTGCAAACTTTTTACTATAGTTTCATTCGGAGCTGGTTGCATTTGTACTTCAAGGTTATGTATTACACTATCAAGTTTTTTCTTTAGTGGTGTTAATTCTTCATGATCCTTTAGTTCTAGTAATGCTTCTGATGTTGCTCTCGCTATTGTATCTATCAAGATAATCTCCGACTGCGTCAGCATTACTGGCAGAAACTCTGGTTGGTTTAGAATCGTGCCTGGCTTTCTGTGTTTTGTTACCCAACTTGAAAGAACACCGACACCAAAATCTGAAGGCGGCTTCCCAGTTATTTTTTCTGTTACCTTTTGCGAGGTAGTAGTCGACGAATTGTTCGTGTTCATAGTTCAAATCCTCCATTGTTGCTTGTTTAAATTTATCAAAGAACCAAGTCTGCAACTGAGTACTTGGTTGCCAATCTTCTGCTATTGGTTTAGAGGTATAATCTCTGTCCATTCTTTTATCTCCTTCGATTGTATCAAATGTATTTTGATATTATTAGTTAGTTCAACCAATGATTTCTTTAACTTATATACATCAGTCGTTGCACCTTTTACATCTTCAACAACAACATAACCTCTATGATCATTAGGCTCAAGAGTAACGTATCTAAAATCTGCTGTGTAATTACATACTAATACATTGTTTACTATTACTTTGTACTTAGGATTTAATTCTATATCAGTAATTAGTTTACTCTCAAAAAATTTTACTAACTGTAGGTATCGTTCTGCTTTAGCATCAGAGTTAAAGTATACCATGTTGCCATGATATGCTTCATATCTTCCATTAGATTTCTTCACGTATATAATCCCATACTGTCTGAGCAGTTGACTCTCGTAATTTAAATTCACCTGTCTTTATTCTATGATAAGTACTATCTTGAATACCAGATTTACGGAATGCTTCACGTAGATTGATACCTTTTTTGTCAGCTAGTTTTTGTAACTGATTCATATAAGTATTAAGTTCATTCATATAATAATACTTATCATAGCTAGTGCATAAATGCAAGTTATATGTTGGCTTCAGCTTCTGCAATAAGCTGGTCTAACTTCCATCTAGCATCATAGTAATTATCAAATACAAAGTATGTTCTTTCATACAGTTCTCCTTTGTTTAGACAATCAATCATGTCATAGAAACTATAGTCTTTTAAATCAAATCCTTGACTGTCTTCTAATACTATCCAGAATAAATCTTCACCACTTTGTACTGCGTTTCTAGTTTTAGCACAAGTATTCTCTAACATTTTTTCTCTTACTTTTATATCTACTACTAATGAATCATACATTATTTACTCTCCTTTATTTTACAATATAATACTTTACCTTTTTCTGTTGCAAACCAAACACGTTGGTATTTACCATGCCTGGATTTACGTTGACCGACTGCACCAATGTAGTGTTGTCGTTCTAACCACACTCTAGCAGTACGATACTTACTTGTTATTACACCATCTTGATATGCTAGTTCTTCATCTGTCATACCAGATATACCACCGACATCTATGATAAGTTCCATCACTCTGTCTTTAGCTTTACGTACTCTACCTACTTCTTCTTTAGCGGCAGTTTTACTAGTTTCAGGATCTGTTCGCCTTACCATATTGTACCATTCTTCACTCATTATTATTCTCCTCTAAATATACGTCATCATATCCTTCTTCAACCATACTGTTAACATAACGTCTGGCTTCAGTATGAGTTCTAAAATATTCAGGTACTCCACCTACCCAAACTATCCATTTATCTTCAGTCATATTCATTCTCCTATATTGTTAATAAATAAATGTATGCCCAGACTATAACATTAGTTACTGTAATTATATAGACTGCAATCATACATCACCTACTGCTTTATCGCTAGCAATCACTTCTGCTTTGTCTCGAACAAAACAGTATGATTGACTAGCATACTTACAAGCAGAACGTAGTGAGTCTGGCTTATCTCTAAGAGCCTTAGCCCATGACTTCAAGTAATGCACATGATCACTTCTTGTTTCGTGCAACAAGTTGTAGTGAGCCATATGAAAACTTGCACCAAGTTCTGCTATAAGTTCCTCGAAGGCATAGTCATTAGATGCAAAGTTACCTTTTAGGTTTCTATTACATCTGCTACTATGCCCTGTCCAATGAGTTATCTCATGGAACAATGTACCATAATAACTTTCTCGTTTTGTAAACTGTGTTCTGTGTGGCATCTTGATCTCGTCTGTACTTGGTATGTAACAGGCTCGATTACTGCCATCAGTTATGCTTGCACCTAACTGTTGAACATCCATCTCAATAAGTTCTATCTCTGTATGAGTACATAACTTAGGAGGTTTTACCAATGCAATCTTTAGTGCATTGATAAGTTTAGTATCACCAGACACATCATCAATACTAAAGATAGCTACAGTCTTGAATCTTTTGATTACTTTTTCTTTGTCTGTTTTCTTATCTGTTTCTTTGTATATCATTGGTTGCCATAAAGGTATGCCTGTCTTCGGTGCTGGGTGTAGACCTACCTTATTCCATTGATTGTATGTACCCCATACAGGAGTCTTGTATCCATACTTGAAGTTAAGATGAAACTGATTCCAACCTGTGTATGGTTTGCCATCTACATTCATATGAAAGTTTTGTATCCACTTAGGTATGAATGGTTTGCTTGGATCATGCGACTCCATATCTTTGATGATCTGTTCTGTTATATCTTTTAGATTATCTTCTGCTAGTTTACTGATTGACATAATGATTCTCCCTATAATATTCTCTCCATGATTTTAAAGTCTGTTGCATTGCCAAAGCAAAACTGTTGTAGTCTTTTCTTTTTACTAGCTGTCTTAACTCATCTAGTATTAAAGTCTTTTGTCCTAACCATAGATGATGTACCTCTCCTAGTTGTTCGCTATGATAGGATTCTACATAGTTTAGTCTTGCTTGTAGTTGTTGTATATTTATGTAGCCACAAGCTAATCGTTTTACCCTATAGTTATACTCGTGTAAGAATCTACAACCATGTTCTATTAGTTGGTCATTTAATATTTGTTCATGTGTTTGTTCCTGTATCACA